ATAAAGTTAGAAGTACAGGTAACAATAAAGTTATGTTAACTGAAAGAGGTAGTATGTTTGGTATGGGTGATCTCGTTGTAGATCCTAGACAAATAGTAGATATGAAAGAGTTAGGTGTACCAGTTATAATGGACTGTACTCACTCAACACAAAGACCTAATTCAGGTAATACAACAGCTGGTCAACCTAAATATACTTTACCTATAGCTAAAGTTGCTAAAGCATTAGATGTCGATGGTTACTTTTTTGAAGTACATGAAAATCCTAGTGCTGCTTGGAGCGACGGATCAAATATGGTACAGTTAGATAAGTTTGAAGAAATACTAAAACAATTATGAAAATATTTATAGGGCACGATAGTAAATACCCACAAGCTACAGAAGTTTGTAAAAAATCTATGTTAGACTTTAATAGTAATTTAGATATAGAATATTTAGATAAAGCTAAATTAAAAGAACAAGGTATATATGGTAGAGAAGATTTAAAAGGTGAATCAACAGAGTTTTCATTTACTAGATTTTATGTACCATTGTTAATGAATTATGAAGGAATAGCAATGTTTTGTGATAATGATTTTTTATGGAGATGTGATCCAATGGAAATGAAGATGTGGATAATGAATCAAGATGTAGCCGTAGTACAACATAAAGATTATGAAACTACAGATGTTAAAATGGATGGTGTTAAAAATAAATCTTATCCAAGAAAAAACTGGTCTAGCTTAATGTTGTTTGATTGTAGTAGATTAAAACATTTAACAAAAGAGTGGTTAGATATAGCTAAACCATCAGACTTACATGAAATAAGATGGGCTGAAAAAATAGGTGTTATACCTAAAACTTATAATTGGTTAGTAGGTATATACAACCAAGCTGATTGTGGCTGTGGACCAATTAAAGCATATCATTATACAAATGGTGGACCATGGTTTGATAAATATAAAAATGGAGAAAAATCTTTAGAGTGGTGGAAAGTATACGAGAGTTTGTAAAAGACAAATCAGTATTATTCGTTGGTAACTCAGTTGAGATAATGAAACATAATCTTGCTGAGTTTATTGACGGATTTGATATTGTAGTTAGATTTGGTAGAGCTATATCTACTAACAAAAGACAACAAAAAAGTGTTGGTGTTAAATGTGATATATGGATCACAGGACAGTTTAGAGCTCCTGAGTATCACAAAAACAAACAAAACTTTAAAACAGGTAAGTATAAAAATACTAAGATCTTAGTTAATAGATGTAGAGGTAATTTTATATTGAAAGACTGGAAGATAGAAGAACACTTACCAGATATGCCATATGAGTTTATGTATTCAGATCAAGAAATTATAGATCTTATGAAGAATAGGTTTAATAAAGACATGTATGATACAGGTGAATATAGACCTAGCGCAGGATTTTTAAGCTTGTTATGGTTTATAGAAAAAGTAAAAACATATAAAGATATTCATTTGATAGGTTTTGATTTCTTTGCAAAACAATCAAACATTAAGCCTATAGATAAAAAAGGTTTTAGAAGTAATTGCAAGCCTCATAGTTGGCATTTACCAGTATATGTATTAAATAGACCTGCCCATGATAGTAACATGGAAAAGAATTATGTTAAGAAACTAGTTGATAAAAAACTAGTTCATTGGTATATATTAAGTGATTTAAATGAAGGGGAAGTTAAATATACAGGTTGGATGAAAGGCGAAAAGATTATTTCTTCTATTCCAAGAAAAACTAAAAGCTCTAAGATTTAGCACCTCTTTTTTCAAATGCAGATATTCCAAAACATCCTAGTGTAACCCACACAAATGAGTTATATATTACTTCATTTATAACTAATTTTCCATCAACAAATAAAAAGCTAGTCACAAGATCAGCTACAGCAAATAAAGTCATTACTATAAATGATGCAAATCCTATAATGTTTTTTTCGTTTATTTCGTTTTTATCTTTAAATAGTGCCCACATAATATTAACATTTCCATCTACGTCTAGCAGCTCTACCTCTTTCACCGGTCCAGCCTTTTGATCTAGCGCAAAATGATTTTCTACGTTTAGCAGCTTTGCTACCAGGTTTTACTTTACCTGTTACTGCTGTTTTTAATTTACTACCAGGATTTTTTCTTCTATACTCAGCAACTCCTTTAGCTGTCATACCAGCACCTTCTTCTACAGTTCTAAAGTTTCTACCTTTACCTTTAGTAGTTTTTCTAGGTTCATTACTTTTTTTAGCAGGTGATTTAGGATATGGAGCAGCACCTATTTTTTTAGGTCCTATAATACCACAACCACAGTGTTTTAGTGGTGATTGAACATTATCAAAACCACTATATCCACACTCTGGACACGTTGAACTTTTTGCTTTTAATCTTTTTAACCAAGTCATATTATTCTCCACATTTTTTACTAGGATCATCTACTCTTCTCCAGTCTTCTTTTTGAAACCAGTCACGTAATGTAGCGCCTTTTTTTCTAGCACCCTTTACATTTGTTTTAGATGATCTTCTATATTTACCACTAGCTCCTGCTGATTTTTTAGCGTTAACTAATTGTTTTCTTTTTTCTGGTGACATACTTCTTATCTTTGCCGCAGGCAAACAAGTTTTAGTAGTACCACCACCTTTTTGTTTCTTTTTAGCTGGTGAGTTCTTTTTACAGCTACCCTTACTATATGCAGCTTTACCTGGAACAGGTGAATAACCTGGCCAACATCTCTTTAATAAAGGTGAACTAAAAGGTTGTTTGTAACTCATTATTTTTTCTTTTTACCGCCTCCGTAATTACCAGGTCCGCCAGCTTTAGTACATCTTACACCCCATCCTGAAGCATAAGCACTAGGCCATACCTTAAATTTTCTTTTAGCTGCAGCCTTACAAGCAGCACTTATTTTTTTTAAAGGCGAAGTTTCCATTGGATTTTTCATATCAATTATTTTTTCTAGGATTAACAGGTGGGGGTGGTGGTGTTATTGATCCTGACGGTTTGATCGCAGGTGGCGTATTAATTGGCGTATTGTTAGAACTGTTATTATTATAGCTGCTATTACCATTATATATAGGTTTAGGTGGGTTATACAAATGTGGGTGATAATATGGTTTATCCCATCTAGTGTAATAACCACTATAAGGTCTATACCAATCATATCCCACTACATTATATATTACATTTGGTTTTATATCTTTAATAGGTATTTTCAATGTATCACCTTCTTCAGTTAAAGCTAATACATGTGTTACTTTTGGTCCTTTACTTTGATAATAATATGGTGAACAACTAACTAGCATAGCAAATAACATTATTGCTGTCAATATTGTTATTGATATTATTCTACCTAGATCTCTTTGTTCATCTGTCATATTACCATATATTTTGTTTTACCACCATCGCGGTAAGCTTTTAAACATCTTTTTCTGTTAGCTTCTGGATTAACATAGCTTACATGAACCCAGTCAGGATTTTTATCATCACCAAACTCCCATATCATTTGATCATAATCTAAGTTTTCTTTAATAAACTTATACATATCAGCGTTAGACATGTGACCATATGTATCGTCAATATCCATAGCTTGTCCGTGACAATGTTGTGATTTTGATGATCCACCGATAGCAGCATTAAGTTCTGGTCCACGATAAAACGAATTTATCTTTATAGGACCTCCTACGTGCTCTCTAAGAGGCTCAAATACTTTTTCTGCAATAAGCTTCATGTTAAATAAATGAGACTCAGAGGGATCATTTTTTAATCCTAGCCTTAAAGCTGTAATACTATGTACACCTTCTTTATAACTAACGTGTTTACTTATTTTCATTTCTTTATTACTTCCTTGATAGCTTTAGCTTTAGCTTTAATTTCTTTAGCTTTAGCTAAAACAATATCATCTACAGTGGTTTTGCTCCATAGCAAAGTCCACATATCTTTCCAATACTCTTTAGTTAATTTCCACATAATTTATTTATTAGCACCCTGTACAAAAAGGGCAATTAAAATCACACATATTATTAAAATTTAGAAGCCTGATTGACTTCGTTTATACTTTCTTGAATTTCTTGTAAGTCTGCAGGTAATTCAAGGTCTAAGCCTGCTTTGAATGTTGTTTCCTTTATGCCACCTTTAAATATAATAATTGTAGGTGCCATACGTACTCTATATTTTTTTTTAGCTTCAGGAGCTTTAGCTATATCAACTCTATAGTATACAGCATCTTTTAATTGTTCCCACTCAGCAAAGCA